CCACTTGATCCTAGTACTTTGAATATTCCATCACTTAACTTCAATAACGAAACATCAAATGTACCTCCTCCCAAATCATAAACTAAAATTTGAAAAAAACAGTGTACAACTCGATGCGTTTATGGTATAATATTATTATTTGTAGGAGAAATGAATGTCAATAATGGATAAATTAAAAAAGAATAGTAAAGTCGACTATACGTCTGTACTTGCTGATTCTAAATTTTTTAATGAAAAAGATATGGTACCGACTAATGTACCAATGATAAACGTAGCTTTATCCGGTTCTATGGATGGAGGTATATCACCGGGCTTGACAGTTTTGGCAGGTCCATCAAAACATTTTAAAACTTCATTTGCTTTAATTATGGCAAGTGCATATTTGAAAAAATATGATGATGCAGTATTATTATTTTATGATTCAGAGTTTGGTTCACCTCAAGCTTATTTTGAAAACTTTGATATTGATACAAGTCGTGTATTACATACACCAATAACAAATGTAGAAGAACTTAAGTTTGATATGATAAGTCAACTTGAAGGTTTGAATCGTGGTGATAAAGTTATAATCATTATAGATTCAGTTGGTAATCTTGCATCTAAAAAAGAATTAGAAGATGCAATCAATGAAAAGTCAGTGGCAGATATGTCAAGGGCAAAAGCACTTAAAGGTTTGTTTAGAATGACAACACCATATTTAAATATGAAAGATATACCTTTGCTTGCAGTTAATCATACTTATAAGGAAATAGGTTTATTTCCAAGGGATGTAGTATCAGGCGGTACCGGTATATACTACAGTGCAGATAATATTTGGATTATTGGTAGACAACAAGATAAACAAGGTACTGAAATAAAAGGCTACCACTTTGTTATCAATGTGGAGAAATCAAGATATGTTAAAGAAAAGTCTAAGATACCTATTTCTGTTAGTTGGGACGGTGGTGTTCAGTACTGGTCTGGCTTGCTTGACGTTGCTATGTCTGGTAATTATGTTAGTAAGCCCAGCCCTGGTTGGTACTGCAGAATTGATAAATCAACTGGAGAAGTGGTGGAACCAAAAGTACGAGAAAAAGATACACTAAATGAAGAGTTTTGGAAACCAATTCTTGAAGAAACCGATTTTAAACAGTATATAACTAATAAGTATTCTATACTCAATAATGTTGTTAACTTAGAAAAATTGGATCAACATTAATGGTTTTAGTTGAGGATAAGCACTATCAAATAATTCCAGATAAAGGTGATGAACAAGCTTGGAATGTAAGAATACTTTCAGGCACGTTCACCGAAACTGTGTTGAAGTTTGGTGTAGTAAAATTTAATGGTAAAGGTAAAGACAAATATATGTCATTCAACTTTGATATTGTTTACACACCAGATACCGAACTCACAAAAGATAATGTAAAGCTTCAAGAATTTGCCGGTATTATGTTGGAACAAATAATGGCAAGAGGTATTGAAGAAGGTAATGTATTAACAAGAGAGGTAAAAGATGAAAGTAACAACTAGTCAAAGACTTATATTATTAATGGATGAAATTGCCATTGCAAAAAGTAAACTACAACCAGAAGACACTGGTCATATTCATACTTCAATAAGTTACTTAGAAAGTAGAGTTGAAGAAGTACAAAAAGAAATTGATGAGGAATTAAGAAAAGCTGCCTATGCCTACTAATTTAGAACAGACTATATTACGTAATCTGTTAACTGATGAAAAGTATATGCGTAAAGTATTACCTTTCATCAAACCAGATTACTTTGAAGGTATATATCGAGTACTATTTCGAGAAGCTGGTAAGTTTGTTGCAAAGTATAATAAACTACCAAATGCAGAATCATTTAAGATAGAACTTGATAATGCCGATAAATTAAATGATGAACAATATAATTTGGCCATGGATATTGTACCACAGCTATTTGCCGGTGAAAAAGTAGATGATAAGTGGTTATTAGATACAACTGAAAAGTGGTGCCAAGACCGTGCAATATACCTTGCAATAATGGAATCAATATCAATCATTGATGGAAAGCATGAAGTATTAACCAAAGGTGCTTTACCTGATTTATTGACCAAGGCATTAGCTGTTGGCTTTGATTTAAAAGTTGGTCATGATTATGTAGAAAATGCTGGAGAAAGATATGAATTTTATCACACAGAAGAAGATAGGCTTCCATTTGATTTGGAATACTTCAATACAATCACAAAAGGTGGTGTCCCACGTAAAACTCTTAATATTGCTCTCGCTGGTACCGGTGTCGGTAAGTCTTTATTTATGTGTCATGTTGCTTCCTCTGCTTTAGTACAAGGTTACAATGTTTTGTATATAACAATGGAAATGGCAGAAGAAAGAATTGCAGAAAGAATAGATGCAAACTTACTTGACGTACCTATTGATCAACTTGATAAGTTACCAAAGAATACTTTTAGTTTAAAAGTACAGGACATTGCAAGAAAAACAAGCGGTAAGTTAATAATAAAAGAATATCCAACCGGCTCTGCGCATGCTGGTCATTTTAGAGCTTTATTAAATGAATTAAAATTAAAGCGACAATTTGAACCAGACTTAATCTTTATTGATTATTTAAATATATGTGCAAGTTCTAGAATGAAAGGAATGGGTGGTGCAATCAATTCGTACTCCTACATAAAAGCTATTGCAGAAGAATTAAGAGGTCTTGCAGTTGAGTTTGATCTTCCAATATTTTCTGCAACTCAAACCACTCGTTCTGGTTATTCTAATAGTGATATAGGTCTTGAAGATACAAGTGAATCATTTGGTTTACCTGCAACAGCAGATTTAATGTTTGCGATAATGTCTTCTGAAGAACTTGAAAGATGTGGACAACTTAAGATTAAACAATTAAAGAATCGCTATAACGATCCTACAATACATAAAAGATTTGTAATAGGCGTTGATAGAAGTAAAATGCGTTTGTATGATGTGGAAGAAAATCAACAAACATTAACTGATGATACACCAGTTTTTGATAAGACTGATACTGGTAAAAGATTTGCGGATTTTAAATTATAATGTTTTATGATATAGAAAAGTTGAACGAACTTGAAAAAACGTTATCTGAAAATTTAATGAAAGCTGATGGCCATACTTGGAATCAAAACCATAAGCCTCATTGGATAAATTATAGAAACGATATTCCTAATTGCTTATGTGTAATTAGAGAATATAGAAGTATGTTAGAACAAATGAAAGCACAAAATGAATCAAGAGATAGTTTACATAAGTGAAGAAAGTTTTTACTGTGACGGTGGAGATAACTTTGGTCATCCAAGAGTTTATTATACTATGGTGAACGGTGAAGCAGTTTGCGGTTATTGTAACATAAAATATATTTTAAGGAAAGATGATGAATAAGTATACACAAGATATGACAGGAACAGGTCAACACGTTGAATTACCAGACCCTGGTCCTGAACCTGAAAGATACTATGATTGGATGTTATGGAAGTTAAGACAAAGTCCAGAATGGAAAAAAGCCATTTATGGCAAACCTACATTTAAAGATAAATTAAAAAGATTTTTAAAAACAAATAGTCTTGGTCTGAGTTTAATTTACACTCTTGGTCATGTTGTTATTGCAGGAACAACTGTATACATAATGACTGGTGCAACTTTGTGGGAAGCTGGTGCCGTTGCGATAGTTGAGCCAACACTCAACGGTATATGGTTTTATATACTACACTCTTTATGGAGAAAATTTAGTTAACATGTTATGTTTATTTTTGTGTACATTTACGAAAAAGCAGTGTATAATATAACTATAAAATAAAAAATTAACTATTTAACTAAGGGAGTTTATATGATAGAAGTAGTAGTTACATACAATAATGATTTTGGTGGTACGCCTTATAATGCGGCATCAATCAAAACTCAAACAAGTAATATTAACGAAGCATTAAATTATGCTTTTAGATATACTCAAAATACAGACGGTTCGTGGTCTAAAAAAATCGGTAGTGATGCTAACGATAACGTTGAAGTTCTGCATTATAGAAACGATGGTTACGGCTTAAGAAGCTCAATGGTCGGTGATACCTTTACTATCTGGTACAATAATAAAGAGTATAAAAAGTTTAAGTGTATGCCAATTGGTTTTCAGGAGGTTGCGTAATGGGTATTTTTATAGGTAAACATAAAAGATCAACATCATGGGTTGGTAGGTTTGATCCTACCGATCCTCAGGATATGAAAGAATATGAGACAGTTAAAGCTGTCGTAAGAGTCGTTAATGCAAACTCTAGCAAAAAGTTTAGAGTTGAAAAGAAAGGTCGTAAACCAAAGTATGGTTTTGTTTACGGTGGCAATCCAAAAGGTGGTATGAAAAATGCTACACTATGGGATGTTTATATCTGGACAAGAAATGATTTAAGACGTCCTGATGGATTATCTTGGGGAGAATCAAGATATCCAGATCAGTCATGGAGTGAATACTCATGATTATTGTTGACTACAGTGGCATTGCTTTAGCAAGCATAATAATTAATAAAACGTTTGACGAACAACTAATTCGCCATATGATTCTCAACTCCCTTAGAATGTATCGTACAAGATACAAAGAAGAGTATGGTGAATTAGTTCTTGCTGTCGATGCGTCAAATAACTGGCGCAAGACAGCTTTTCCACAATACAAAGCAAGTAGAAAGAAAACACAAAAAGAATCTACATTTGATTGGGGTGAAGCTTTTAGAATTTTAAATAAAATACGAGAAGAAATTGCAGAAAACTTTCCGTATACTGTTGTAAGAGTAGATGGTTGTGAAGCCGATGATGTCATAGGTACATTAGTTACTCGAAATCCGGATCCAAATAGAGATTACGATCCTGAAAAAATTATGATCGTATCTTCTGACAGAGACTTCTTACAATTACAAAAGTATAAATTTGTAAGACAGTTCTCACCACTTCTTAAAAAAGAATTAAGTGTAGATAATCCAAGAGTGTGGTTACAAACACATATTATCAAAGGCGATAAAGGTGATGGTGTACCAAATATTTTATCTGATGATAACGTATTTGTTGAAGGTTTCAGGCAAACACCAATAACTCAAAAGAAGATAGATAGTATTATAGAAGATCTAGAAGAAGGTGAATTATTATATGCAGCCTCTTGGTATCGAAACTACTGTAGGAATAAAAAATTAATTGATCTAAGTGAAACACCAAAAGAGCTCAGAAGAGAAATTATAAATAATTTTATGGCCGACAAGCCAGACACACGATGGATGAGACGAGGTAAAGTATTCCCTTATCTTGTCGAAAACAAGTGTAATGAATTGATTAAAAGTGCACAGGAGTTTATTTAATGAAACAGTATGTTTTTGAAGTCCTTGAAGAAGTGGCTAAACAACGTAATCGTAATGATAAAGTTAAAATATTAAAAGAGAATGAAACATGGGCGTTGAAAGATATTATTCGAGGCACAATGGATTCAAAGGTTAAATGGAACTTACCAGCAGGTCAGCCACCATATACACCATCACCAGCACATTATCACCCTGCAAATTTAACAAAAGAAAATCAAAAATTTAAATACTTTGTAAAAGGCGGTCCAGGTGATAAAATGCAAAAAGTAAAGAGAGAAAATATATTCATCGGTATTTTAGAAGGCGTACACCCTGAAGACGCTAAACTCGTTATTTCAATGATTAACAAAGAAAAACCAACCGGTTTAAGCAGACCGATAGTAGAGGAGGCATTTCCAAAATTACTACAGGACTGACTCTACTATCTTAGAAAGGTAGAGAAATGGTACTACAACAACTTGAAAGAGATTTACAAATTCACGCATCAAAGTTACGCAAGAAAGGTAGGATAAATCGAATGGAAAAAATCGTCAAAAAATTAAATTTTATTAGACGAAAAATCAAGTTAAAACAAGTACTGGAGGATAAATTTCAAATCAATTAAAAAAATAACTGTTTACAAACAACTAAAACTATGATACTATATTATTATTTAAAGGTGAAACATGAACATATTTGTACTAGATAAAGACCCAATGAAAGCTGCAATGATGATGTGTGATAAGCACATTCCTAAAATGATTATTGAATCAGCTCAAATGCTTAGTACGGTACATCGTATGCTCGATGGCACGCCTGTTAAAAGACGGTCAAAGTCTGGTAAAACTATACAAACATATTACACGTTTGGTGACATACGTGATGATTTGTATTATCTTGCTGTACACAAGTATCACCCATGTACAACATGGACTGCAGAAAGTTTACAAAACTATAATTGGCACTACTATCATTTTGTGTCTATGGCCAAAGAGTTTAAGTTTAGACGTGGCAAAGAACATATAACTTTTAAAAAACTTGGTCCAATACTTGCTGCTCCTCCTATAAATATTAAGGATATTGGTCTTACCGAGTTCGTACAAGCCATGACTCACTATCCTGAGTGTATGGTTCCGGGTGATGCAGTTCAAGCATACAGAAACTACTATCACAAAGCAAAACCATTTGCCAAATGGGAATGGGGTCGTGAGGCTCCAACTTGGTGGAAAGGATATAGCGGTGCCGAAGTACACAGTGAAACCGCTTGACGGCGGAGATGAGTTTGATATTGACTGTAAGTCAGATGATTTACAAGAATATCTACAAAAGAACGGGTTAGTAAAAGTTCTTAAATTTCCTGGTGTTATTGCACATCAAGGAAGTTTGTTATCAAAGACTGACAATGGTTGGAAAGATAATTTAAAAAGAATTAAAGAAAACTCTGGTAAGGGCAATACGATAAAAGTATAGGAGTAAAAATGAAATTCTTTTTGATAGTACGAAAATTTTTTTT